GCTACACAAAAGGCCAAGTCTTATGAAACAATAATGAAATATCTGTCCATGGTTAAATCAGATGAATATTGTGGGAGGGTTGCAGACCTAAGCACACGAGATAAAAGGAGGAGATTCAGATCAGAGAAAATACCTGAAGTTGAAGCAAACAATCTAACCAAGGAGGATCTTGTGTCGGTTTCCAATCTACCTGTGGAGCTATGGCCTTGCTTACTGCACGCCTTATACAGAAGTGTCCCGGTTGTCACAAGATTATTTTCAAAATCCCAAGTGGGTGTGCGAGAAATTTTCATAATGAACGCTCCTCTCAAAATAGTCTCAGCTTTTGTTGAAAATAATGCCAGAAGAATTAGGGATCATGAAGACTCTTGCCCGAGATACCAGACCAACTTGATAGAAAATAACAGAAAAAATCACATCGTTCTAGAAAAATACAAGGATATGGTGTCTGCACATCACAAGGGATCCTTCCTCCTATTTGACAATGCAGACTGCTCTAAATGGGGACCCACTCAATGCTCCTGGCTGATGCTCTGTTCCTTGTTGTTTAGATGTGACAATGAGGAATACAATGAGCTCATGTTTAATTCATTGAAAATGTTCACAAACAAGATAACCAAGCTCCCCAATAGGTTAGTCTCTAACAACTTCCACAATGTAGACAAAGAATCGAACACTTCAATTGGCAGACTTAGCAAAAAGATGTTGGATCGCTCAGTGAGCTTAGATAAGGATGATTTCAGCATTATCAATCAGTACTTAATGTGCTCAGAAGGTATGGGTCAAGGAATTCTAGGTGTTTTGTCCTCATGTGTTCAGTCTGATGTCCTCAATTTCATTTCTGATGTCTCATCAGACCTAATTTTCGAGAAGATGAGCATGAGATTGGAGATAAGGTGCTTTTGCACGTCTGATGATTACTCAAGAATGATAAGGTCAGAAAGAACTAATGAAGAGGTCAAAACTTATCAAATTGTTGATATTCTGTCGACAACTCAAACCAAACTGTCGAGAATGGTGGGAATACAAAGAAACGTGACGAAGAGCACCTTCTCGGAGTATTACTCTGAGTTCAACTCAATGTACATGACTCTCAGTGGAGTTTTTGAACCTGAAATTAAATCAACTTTATCTTACATAGATTATTCCATGGATCTTGATCCAGCTGACAGCTCTCTTCATGCCATGAACACGGCCAAGCAATATGTTAAAACTGGAGGTTCCGTGGTGGTGGG